TTCCATCTTGTTTCATTTGAAACATCCCTTACAAATTCTTTAATCAGCTTTATATAATTGTCTAGTAATACTTCATGCTGCTTATTTGCGTAAATAGGTTTTTGCATATTTCAAATATAGAAAAAAAATTAATCCAATCCTTTTTCTTTTTTTAAGTTTTTAACAATCGTTTTGTAATAAAGTATATCTTCTTCTAATTCCCAAGCCATCTTTTTACCTTTTTGTTGTGCTAAAAATCCTAATTCATTTGATGTCCCTTCACCATATTTAGCGTTAAGACTAATACCGAACTTCCATTGTTCGCCCTGTGACCAAATATTGCATTTTTGGCATTGGATTTGACAATTCCATTCATGCCATCTTGTTGCTAAATGCCTTCTGCTTTGAAAGTGTCCACATTGCATTTTCTTGTAATGATCTATTTTACCACAAGTAAAGCATTGACAAACACCTTCATCTGTTGCTTCACGCAATCTAATGAATAGGCTGAACCATTTGTCTAGTTCTTTTTTAAGTTTGCTTATTGTTTTTTTAGGCATATCCTAGTTTAGCTTTCCATTCATCCTGCTTAGTTGTTTGTCTACCTTTGTAGAACTGACCTCTTAAATGTTTGTTTTCTTCTTGTACTTTTCTTCTCATTCTTGAAATACCTTCTGTATTGTGTAATTGGTTAGTAGCATACATAGATAAAAATTCGTAAGCAGATATGTTGTGTATATCTATATTCTTAGCTGCTAATTCATTTGCCCAAAATCTAGCTATTAATTTACAATCTGAATCTCTTAAACGTTCATCTATTGTTAATAGTTTCTCTATTTCTTCTTTAGTTTTCATAGTTTTTGTTGTTTTGATATATTATCATAAATAATAAAGATAATATAATTGGTATTGCAATTAGTGTTTCCATTAGTTTAGTAGTTTTGTAGGTTCATAATATGGTACTTGTTTTGGATCATTACCTAATGTGTGTACTTCATAGTAAGCATTGTCAATAGTTTTCTTATGACTATATACCCACTTATAGAAAGTTCTTATATTCATAAATGGTTCATCTTTACCAAATCTTACGCCTATATGAAAGGCTTCTTCTATCTGCTTAAAGTATAAATTTCTAAATCTTTTTTCTGTAATTAAATCTTGTGCAAATATCTTGCTTAGACTTGCTAAAGTTTGTGCATCAACTTTATGTCCTATTTCTACAGAAGTCTTTGCTAGTAGGTCTAAGACTTTTTCTGACAGTTCTTGTACGTTGTAATCTTTTAAATGTTTCATAATAATTCTTTTGCTTTTTGCCATTCACTTATTTGTGCATCTAATTTAGACATTTTTTGCTGAGGTTTATCCCATTTCTTTTGATTCTTAGCCCAACGTAAAAGTCTTAATTTTATTTCAAATGTATTTTGTTTTTGGTATCTCATTTTCTTTTTTCCTTCTGTCCAGTAATTAATAAAATCTTCTAGCATATCTTTTGGATAATCAAAAGTCATAACTTCAGAAATAAATTTTTCCTTAGTTATATTTATATTACTTGTATTATTAATACTTGTATTATTCTCTTTGCTCTTTTTGTATATACCCCTATCATCTTTTTGTACTATACCTATCCTCCTTTTTATCACTTGCTTTTTATCATTTCTTTCTACTTCAATATTAATAAATCCTAAGCTGCTTAAATCACCTATCCATCTACTGACTGTATTTTTACTCACTCCATACAGTTCTGCAAAGTAATTGTTAGTTGCATAACAGTACCCTAATTTGCCACTTAATGCTGTAATTTCACCATATA